GTTTGACTACTCTTGAGCTCCAGTCGTAGACTGTCGCCGTGGCCACTCTGACGCGATCGGTCCGTTCCGGACCAATCGCAAGCTGGGTGGTTGTGGTGCGCGAAATGCGACGACCATTCTTCCTGTACCAACGTTGGCGCTTGAGGACACGCCAAGTTAGGACATCCTCCTGATCCTTGTGGGTCAGGTAGGCTATTGCTCTCTTTGTCATCCAGAACGATTCCGGACGACACACATTTGTGTAAGCGTTACGCTTAAGAGATAGCCAATAGTATGGGAGAATGGCTGTAACTTTCCGTTTACCGGTTGATGTCTCGAGCATCTTGAACCGCCGTGTAACACATGCATGGCAATCCTTGACGTCCGAAGCTACATGAACTGGTGTAGTACGAACCACACTGTAGCCATCTGACGGCCAGGCAACAAGCTTCTCATATGGAGTATGTGTTTGTATACCGCAGGTCCCTGGTTGATCATAGGGAACACGGTATATCTCCATACCTGCGAAACGAATCTCGCTGAGAAGATAGCTCATTGTTTGGCTAACCTCTGATACGTCCCATCTAGCAAGGAGTGTGTTTATCACCTTGTAGATATGTGAGACGTACCGCAACCGACCCAACTCCGATGGTGCAGCCGGGAAGAACGCCGGCCTTACATCTATTCCGTGATAGTAGTCGCTACCACAGGACTCACGAAAGAACGCGTCAGTGAAGGTCTTATCGGCATTAATTTCAATGCCGAGATCACTGAACGTTCCCACAACATACGGATGCAGTTGTGTTGGATAAATCAAGTCGTCACCATAAACAGAGTAACGTCCCTCTAAACCCGTGAGGTTGCCCAAACTCCGCAAGAGCGCATAGAATATAAGCGTCTCCAGCGGAAAGGTTGCTCCGTTGCCCATTGGCAACACAGAAGCGACCTTGACTAAACCTTGACCCGCGGTGTCCATGGATCTGGACAAGAGAAGCTTGACAACCCTTAACCATTTACGTGGTAACAACCACATTAACAGCGTTAGAGTAATGGAATCAGAGGCCGACGATAAATCCGTCGTGCAGTGAGTCCGCGTCCTGGAGTACTTCGGTATCCAGCGACGATGTCTTTCCTGCTGCCGGCGTATATCTATGCCAACATCAAGAAGCCTCTCAGTAACTACCCCACCTAGACCAAACGACAGAAATAATGTCAGTAAGGTCAGTGGCGTAATACCGCGATTGATCTTATAGGTCTTTGGGACTTGTACGTAGCCAAGTGACTCCTTCAGTCTAGGGAATACCTCAACACCGTCGAACAAACCGGCATTGATGAAATGTTCGCCGAGTATTGCATCAGTACGCAAATACTCGGTAAACGCCTGGACTGAGACGGGATTGCTCGAAAACGCCTCAACATCGCAGAGTTTTAAGTCTGGATATGAGCGCTGCAAGGGGCTACCAATCGAGCTTTTCTCGCCAAACCGCGTATGTCTGTACATCTCCTCCCAGCTGGGATCACCAAGTAATTCTCTGATGATTCTTCGCGCCTCTTGGAGGACCTTGACCGTTGACGTCTTAAAGGACGCCCGCGGCCTAAGCTTGTCAACTTGGAAGTTGACGAACTTCTCCTCCGTGAGTACTTCGCGCTGTTGGGTGGATAGACTATCCGCGGCAAACGTGTATTTCTTCAGATACGAATTGATTTGGTAACGCCGTTTAAAAATAGCAGCGTCACCGCGTCGTCCCCAGTATGCCAGATCGAAATTGGCATCACGCATCCCCGAACTAAAGGGTGAGCGTGTAAACCAGGGGCTATATCGCATCTTAGGATCTACAACAACGAAGTCACGTGTCAGCCAGAACATAGTATCTCTGGCCAACTGGTCAACACTAAATCTCGTGTCTTTGGACCACCTGGACGGACGTCCAGATGGCCTGTTCTTCTGATTCTTTCTCATGGAGGTCTCCAATAAGAAGGTTTAAGCGCAAAACTACGTGTTAGCAGACCAGGAATACCCAATCAAGGGTTTAATTTAATTTCCTGTATTAGCTGTCCCGTAATCTCATCCACCACAAGTGGGGTGAACACTGCGCCGGTACCGACACCAAGGATTAACATAATAATCAGCACAATTAACTTCATCATGCGTCTCATATGTTATCCAAGGGAGCCAGTCGAGCGGAAAGCTGACAAGTCTGCCACCCAAAGGAGATGTACCCCTTTGTTATGGAAACTCTCAGCATCTGCAGCTGCGGTGGAAGGATGTATCTCTTCCTCGCAGCGCATTACGTCGTAATAGAGCTCCCCATTAGCATCAAGCCGGGGTTGTGAAATAGTATACCATCGTTTTCCTTTGATGGCAACACCGTTCACAACCTTGGGGGAACGCGTTCGGATCGTAATTGATGGCCTTTCATAAAAATCGGCCACACCGCTTGCAATCAGATGAACTCCGTTTGCAACTTCGTCACCGTCGGGCGTGAAAACCTGATCGGTGCCTCCAACCACTGTAAAACCAGTGGCACCATCTTTCAATGTAACACTCGCTGTGCTCATTGCCTACCTCTTTGCTCCTCTTAGGAGCTGATTAAGAATTGCGGCATGATCCGCATGGTGAGCCCAATTGTCCAACGTCTTCAACGCTGTAATTGTTGGGCGCCAAGGTATACCTGCATTGATTTCCCGATTATAATATTCTCTGTCGAGAATACCACGACCGGGGGACCACGAGACCGTAGTACTGGCAGTTGTTGGAGGCCAGAACCTAGTCGTATGCGATCCTTTCCACGACTGGCGGACACTAACGGTATCACCCAAGATTTCTACCTCAGGTGGCATCATTAATGCCTGAAGCCAATCGCCAATACAGATAAACCTGTCCACAACGAATGACCACTTTGCCAACTCCCATGCTGAGGGCAACCAGTTATCTGGTGATAGTCCCCATTTCTGAAGAGTCGGTAGTGGCTTCGCTAGGCGATAGTATACACAGGCTTTAGTCCTTTGCGTGCATTCTGTCACCCCATAGGCCGTACCTCTAAAATAACCGTAGGAAAGGTTTACCCGCTTTTCAGCAGGATACGCCTCTCTTTTGATTACCCTTCGAGCTACGTGGATCTTTCGACTGTTATGTCTCACGACATTACGGTCGAGCTCCTCAATGATAGCGGCCATGGATTTAAGCAACGGCACCAGCGCAAATCGAAACTCCAGATAAGTATTTCCTGAAGTGTCGATCAGATCGCCTAACCGCTGCCCACCATTCGACCGCTTACCATTCCACCCGCGACGGATGTCGCGACCAAACTTCGTTATCAAATCCGTTGCAGACTTAAACGGATTCAACAGAAATCTAGCCGTTTCACCAATCTCCCCCATTTCGACCGCTAAGTCAACTTTCGCTGAAGCGACTTTCGCGTAGGCGCCGATTAGCGCCAGCTGCCGATCATCTGGCATGCTGTCGTAGCGGTAGAAACTCGTCCATCCCCATTTTGCCATGATATCACCAGAAACTTTATAGTGATAATCATAAGCAGCGTAGGGTCTTATCCAATGGACGAATCCGGGCGTCGTCTTTACGACGACCTTGTCATGTGATAAGGGTGTGATCTTAAATTGACCACGAACCCATGGCGTTTTGTCGGGCGGCGAGTGTGTTTCCTCGCTCTGGGTACAGTATAACACAGCATTCGTTGATTCCGTGATGGACAGAACAGTCCCATCTTTCGCAATCTTCGTATTGCTATGGTAGCTGCTCCCTCCGACATTAGTCATTACCATGACAAGCCTCCTATGTTGCGGTTAATTCCGCGATGTGGACGACCTAGTGCTACATGC